AGATCCTCCGCCGTCATCAAAATAAGTAGAGAAGGATGTGCCTGATGTTTGATACAAAAACGTTTCATAGTAATGCGATGAAATTGGAGTATTCCAAAAGAAGTAACCTGAACTCGTATCCAGACCTGAGCCGCCTGATAACGGGGAGCCGTACGAGACACGCTTATCCGATATCCACCCCTGAATAACAAAATCTCCCACATTGCAAGAACCACTCATCGTTGTTAATGCCACAGAACTAGATGGAGTATTTACCTGCGTATAGTATCTAGAGCCGAAAGGCTCAGAATATGGATGCTCAAAATTGTTTGCGGTAATGCAATGGACATGAATAGCCCAGTCAAAACCTGTATCGCCTGCTGGGCAAAGACCCGAAATATCCAAATTGCTAGGAAGAGTGCCCGACGCAGGCAACTGAATAATGGTTATATTTTGGTAAACATCTTCAATTGTACTACCATGGTCATCATTGCTCCAAACATATGACCAACCAGACACATTTGAAATACTTGCATAAGTGCCAGAAGTATAGCCACCATCTTCAGCAAATTCTTGAATAATTAAGAAATCGCCATTTGAAGCACCCAAAGTTGAAGTAGAAACAGTCAGGGTATCCTGTCTCGCAGATGCGTAAGCAGAACCGTTATAGGTAGGTGGAACGTAGTCAACCCAAACCTCGTTATCCCCCATATAGATTTTGTCTACTTGAGAGGAACCAACCTTAAATCCATCTGCATCATTCAATACTGGCATGGCTCAACCAACAATCACATACAACGTATTAGCATCAGGAGTCAAAGCATCATACTCGGCTTGAGTCAATTTAACAATAGTGCTGATGTCGTCGGAGGTTACAACCGGCTCTCCGCCTGAAGACAAAGTTCCGTCTACCGTCACGTTTCCGGAAACGGCAAGAGACGAAAGGGTTCCGACACTCGTCAACGAGGATGCCGTCACCCCTGAAGCAAGCGTGTTCCCGGTAAGGTTAGACGCGTCATGCGTATGTGAATCGTTCGCAACAACAATTGAGTTATAAGTACCGGAAACATCACCACCAAAAGAGGTCGAGGTGGTTAGTGCCGTTGCTGAATCCTGCTTAGTGGCAATACTGTTCGTGACGGTCGTGGCGAAGTTCGCATCATCCCCGAGAGCCGCAGCAAGTTCATTCAGCGTGTCCAGTGTCGCTGGCGCAGCGTCAACCAAATTTGATACAGCAGTATCAACGTACGTCTTCAAGGCATAATCACTGCCCTGAGTACCGTCAAGAGTATCAGCATCCAGCCCAGAGCCAGCGCCATCAACTGTTTTGATAGCGGTCAGAATTTCAGAGGCAGTCTGATCTGCTGTCGCTCCCGGTTCAATGCCATCTAGTTTCGACCCGTCAGCAGATACATCACGACCATCTACTGTTCCGCTAACTATGACGCTTCCAGTTACCTCAAGTTCTGAGTTGGCGTCATCCCAGACAAGGTTCGCACTGCTATCAAATGTTCCGCCTGTTGAAAACTGTACAGACCCGTCAGTACCAGATGCAGCAGCACTCGCTGCACCAACCTCAACCCACTGTGCTGATGAACCATCGTCGTAGTACAGATATGTCTTTGCTGTATCTGTATCAAACCATAGGTCACCGTTACCGGGGGTCGTTGGGGGCGTGCTGGAGGTCTGCATTGCAATAACTCCAGCGGTACCGACCTCAATCCACGCACTGTCATAATAGACGTACATGGCTCCGGTGTCGGTTTCATACCAGAGGTCACCCGCTACAGGATTGGATGGGGCGGTGTCCGATTGAGCGGCTCCTCCACCACCTTGCTTTACCCAAGCACCACCTGAGCGGATATACAACTCATCGTTAGTGGTATCAATGGCTATAGCACCATCAGCGAGGCTGGCTGTGGGGGCACCGGTAGTTGTTAAGGTAATGAGGCCGGAAGCGGCTTCAAGAGTGTCGTCGGTCTTTAAGGCGTTGGCGGCGTCTCGGTAAAGGTTGGTATCACCAGCAGTGGAGCCATCGCCCCAAGTGATCTTTCCTCCAGCGTCAATCTGTACTCGGTTCTGAATGTCACCGTCGACGTTGGCGGCGACAGCCTGCGATGATGCTGCCGTTGCGCCTTCTATTGTTATAGGAGTCTTAAACCTTTGAGCCACGGCCTCAACCGCACCTTTCTTGTGTCAGCCCTCGGGCTGTACTATTAAGCCGAAGTTACAACGATACGGTAATCACCAGCGGTGATAGTACCGAGCAAAGTAACAGTAACTGTGTTGTTGTTCGTACGTACTGTATCACCCATAACAGTTGCACCGGTAGAGGTGTCGTATACCTGAACCATCACGTCGGTGGTACCGAAGTTGTGGGTTACGGTAGTAGTGCTAGTACCACCCGTTGACCCAGCGCAGTCCACGGCAGCAATACGTGCCGTCGTGGTGCCTGAAAGCCCAGAAGCAGTAGTAGCGAGAGAGGTACGAGCCGTGGAAGGTGTCTCTGACGTCCAGTCCGTACCATCGCTAACGATGAAGTTACTGTCAGCGTGGGTGAGGGCGGCGAGATCGTCAAGATCGTCGTCCCAAGCCTGCACGTTTGTGCCGATGACCACGCCCAGCGTGGCTCGTGCGGTTGCGGCGTCAGCGTCGTCGATAAGTGAACGACCATATGAGGAAAGGGTGGTGACGCTAGCGGTACCAGACCCTGTGAAGTATGGGAGGGCGTCGGCGGCGCTAGTCAGTCCAGCAAGAGCCGAAATCTCGGCATCGATGTTGATGAGGTTTGACCAATCAACATTGGCATCAATCTCACCGATTGTCCCCGAGAAGACTTCGCCAGTAGCACCAGCATCAGGGATGAAGGTGAACTTGCCGGTCGAATCATCGAAACCAAAGAAGCCCAGTTTGTCAGAGGTACCATCGTGCCAGCGGAACTCAATACCACGGTCTTTGTTGTCATCAGAGGCGGGGGCGGTGTCACCACCGAGGGTGAATACCGGGTCGTCAATCGTGACTGTGGTGGAGTTGACGGTAGTAGTTGTACCGTTGACGAACAAGTCACCGGTAACTGTGAGGTCGTTACCGATAGTTACGTCATTAGGAAGACCGATAGTCACCGCACCAGTAGATGCGCTGACTTCAACCTCGTTAGCGGTACCAGTCAGTGATGAGACAGAGTTACTGCTTAGGTCGCTGACCTGAGAGGAAGTAATACTAATGCTGGTGTCGGTAACGCCGGTTACCTGACCCTGAGCATTGACAGCAAATACGGGAACGGTGTCAGCCGCTCCGTAGGTGGCGGCGGTTACAGTCGTGTTATCTAGAGTGACGGTGATCGTGTCACCAGTAACGCTGGTGGAGATACCCGTACCACCAGAAACAGTCAGTTCATCTGTGGCGAGGGCGACGCCGTCGTCTGTACCGCTGTCGGCAGCGATGTTAAGAGTGGTGGCAATGCTTGCCTGACCAACGACCGTAAGTTGACCTTGAGCGTTAACCGTGAATGTAGGAATAGCGGTAGACGAACCGTACGAACCTGCGGATACTCCGGTGTTGGTGATAGACAGCGTTACATCACCATCTGATCCACCACCCGAAAGGCCCGTTCCTGCTGTAACAGCCGTAATGTCGCCATCAGCCAGAACTGTCCAGTCAGTACCGTTCCAAACCTTGAACAGGTTCGTGGTGGTGTTGTAGATGATTTGACCGGCAAGAGGGGAACTCGGGTCCGCTGCAACATTCTGAACGACTGCGTTAAGCAGTTCGTTCTGGTTTAGATCTAAGTTTGTCAAGTACTTCTGGGCCATGATGGCTCCTTATGTAAGGTATGCGTACCCAGAGAAAGCCCCTGAGAACTCAATGCGAACGGTCTCGTTGTCTACGTATGTTACCTCACCTACTACTACCGAATTAGCGCTATCGACTACTGTGACTGAAGGTTTTCCGCCCAAGGAGTGGGTGATAGTCCACGTAGCGGAAGCGATGTTTTGAGTGTGCGTGTGACGTAATGTAAACTGACTGAAACGCCCTGTGGGGGACGCTGGCCACACACCATCTGCCTTTGGTCCGTAGACGGCACTATTGTCGTCTAGGTCAATGTAGAAGTCGCCGTCGACCCCTACATCTGCTGCTGGAAAACCATTTCCAGATAGAAATAACGTGCCACGCTTACCCTGCGGGCCGGGGGACATAACCTGTAAAGAGTACTCAACCTGAGGAATTACTACAGTAGTAGTCTCGTTGGTTATCTCAATACGATTGTTCTGCTCAATAACTTGAACTGTGTTCTGGCTCACCTTGTCACCTCTGAGCGCACTACAAAAGTACCCATCAGAAGTCGGCTGACATCGCCAGATACAGAAACCAACTCTAGGTCATAGGTGTACGAACCTGCTGGTAAGTCAGCCATATCACTAGAGGTAATGCTAAGAGCAATAGTACCAGCATCGCCACCTAGTGTGATGCGGTTATTTTCTGTCGTCAACGACAAAGAGACAGAAGAGGTTACCTTCTGTCGAATCTGCATACGTGCCGTGTACCCAGTCAGGTCGATAGGAGAATTGGTCGAATCTTTCCAAGTAATGACCTGACTGAATGTGGCACCTTGATCAGCGGTAAAGCCGTAGGTTGCTGCTAATGCCATCATTCCTCCCGTGATACTGGAAAGGCGGGGGCGTATCCGCCCCCGCCCAAGCCAGTGATTACCTTGTCGGGTTTATCAGGAGATAGACCCACCAAGCGTGTTGAGAACCACGCGGGATTCGTGGGTGATCATACCGAAGCCCCAGATGGCGTACCATGCCAAGCCGTGCTCACGACCGAAGTCGATCACACCACCGTCACGCAGTTCAACCGGGAGGCTGATGGCGTGACCGAAGGCATTGTCACCAATCATGATTGCGTTGTAGGCGTCTGCGAGTGACTGGACGCCAGCGGTGCCACCGTCGGTGTCGACGCCGGTCACATCTGCGAGAGGACCGGTGTCACCAACGAGGCCCTTAGCAACCTGTGTGGTCTCAATGAAGACGACGTCATAGATACGTCCGATTTCACCGAGCATGAAGTTGCCGGGGGCGGCGTACTTCGTGACTTCGATGAACTCTGGCCAGTCGCGGAGCGCACGGCTCTGTGATGGGTGAACGAAGCAGACGTAGGTGTCTCCAAGGCGAGGAATGTTCTGGCCAGCGAGAACCTCAACTGCGTCCTTGATGGTTGCAGGTGAGAGGTATCCCGGAGCAGCAGCGGTACCAAGCACGCCTTGATCGTACGGGCTAAGTGAACCACGCGACGTCGCAGCGGTGCGACCGAAGACGACGTTAGGAGCAACAGCAGATCCACCACCGAAAGGAACGGCAGCGTCATACAGCGTGTTGCGTGCTTGCGTGTCCATCGACTGCGCCATGTGACGACCGAGAAGGCGTGAAGCCGAGGCCATAACATCGTCGAATGCCGCGTTGAGAAGCAACTCGGTGACGGCAACAGCCTTACCGTGCTCCTTGACGGTGATCGTGATCTGCGAAGCAGTAAGAGCGGTTGGCTCCATGCGGACACCCTCAGTCAACTCAGAACCAGTCTGGTCAACATCAAGGTTGTTATAACGCATGAACTTAATGGTCAGACCGGGCTGAACACCGAGTTCTGTCTTCTTAACAGCGAACTGCTCAAAGCGAAGAACCGGCATTGCTTGGAAAAGGATTTCCTTTGACCAAATCTGCTGGATTGCGGGTGCGAGAGTGGCGTCAGACGAATAGCCGGTCGTGGTAACAGCCGAAAGATCGGCTCCGGTAATCGCGCCACCTGTAGGTGCTGGAAGGGCCATGTTGATTATCCTCCGTAGGATACTTTGTGGTTAATTGTGGGTTTTTAGCGTCCTCGCATAGAGGTTTGCGCCAAGAGCCTGTCCCTTACTTGAGCGTACTGTTCCATCGTCATGTTGGCGATATCCGCCGATGTCAATGTCTGCTGCTCCGTCATATTCTCCAATGGCCCAATTGGGGTTGATCCCGTTGCCGGGACTCCCCTCAGGTTCTGCCGCTGGGGCATAGCCTGCTGGATGTTTTCCATAATAGCAGAAGTTCTTTCCTTGACGGCAAAAATAGCGCTTTCAATCTCATCTTCCGAATTTCCTCGGACAAAGTCCAAAAGTTCCGGCATGATGTTGTCCTGCTCTTCCGCAATGCGGCGAGATTTGAAGGACTCAATTTCTTGAAAGCGACGCTCCTGCTCAAGGAGTGCCTTCTGTGCTTCAGCCTCATGCTGGAGTGCGGTAAATTTCTGCTCCCACTCCTGCTGAACTGTGTTGATCTGCTGCTGGAACTCGTCTTCTTTACGAGTCATAAGTTCCTTAGCAGACATCTCTTCCTCTTCTCGGAGGCGTCGCTCTTCTGCTTCCTTTGCCGCTGCGTCTTGTGCCAGACGCTGCTGCTCAGTGCGCTCATGGTTGAAGATTTCGACCTGCTCCTGCAATTTGGAGATCTTGTCGTACAACTTGTCCTTTTCCTGACGACGGATTGCTTCAACCTCGTCGGGGGTGAACAACTTGCTGTTATCTGTTTTTGATGCCTGAACTTCTTGGGGGGCCGGGGCCTCCTGTGGTGGAACAGGTACATCGATGGTGATTTCGTCACCACGGTTATCAACTGCCATTGTTAATACCTCACGTTGTCTTGCTGATATGTCTGAAATGGATTACGATTTATTAGTCCGAGTCGGGAACTCTACGTTGAGCAAGGTTTGCTCCGTAGGCCCGTTGTGCCAACTGATTTACTACGTCGCCAGAGGGGTTAACCCCCGGCATTACTCCCGATCCCTCTTGTGCGGAACCGGAAGATGTTACCCCATCCCCACCTGCGCTTTTAACGCCGCCTGCGGGCTGGGCTCCATCAGGACTAACCATACCAGTTAGAGCCATGACGGAGGCGGATATCTGTGCATTAATCATTTCCAAAGCACCCTGATCGAATGCGTCGTCTCTAAGTTCCTCAGAAATCTCTGCCATCTTTTCGTTCGGGAACTCCTCGCCAAGGGCACGCAATGCACCGCGCTTGGACTCAAGACCCATAGCCATCTTGGCCTGCAACTCGTTGAGTTTGATGAGTTGATCAACCGGCAGAGGATCAGGCCAGTGGATAGAGGTGCGGTAAGTATTCGGGTCACGAGGATCTAGAATCTGCAACTGATCAGGCTCTGGGTATGTTGCCTCTGCCGGATTCCACTGCAACGACTCGGGCTCGTGTACAGCCTGAGTGCGGATGATCAATTCGTTCAACTGAATGAGGCCCTTACCAAAATGGGTCCGCTTCATGTGATAGCGGTTCATCATCGGCTGATACTGAATGGCGAGGGCGACGCCCGACGTGTTGGAGATTGGTTGGGTCTTACCTAGCGCTGACTCAGGCACACCTGTAATTTCGTGCATGGCCTGCTTGATGAACTGCACGTAGTTAAGAGCCCCGGCCATCTCTCCGCTGGACTCGAGGTTATACACACGTGCGTCTTTAGGCAAGCCTGCCCATACCTTCTTAGCACCACGTTCCAACTGTGAAGCCTTAGCACCAGTAATGATGGTCACGGGTGCGCTGTGGTAGTTGATGATGTCCGATACCTCGGTCATCTTTTCGTTCAACTCTCGGTTCAGAGGGATGATGTCCCAAATGTCTGCTTGGCCCCAAGGGGACGAAGAAATACTGACGTTTGGAATATGGATGACAGGTACTTTGCCAATCGGATTCTCGTACTGGTCAATCAACTCGTCGTTGATGTACTGCTCCACGGTGTCATCAGTGAGAATCTCAGTAAAGGTGTAAACCTGACGGGTACCTTCTGGGCTGGTGCCCCAGAACCGGTACTTCAACTTAAATCGAAGAATACGATCACGGTCGTGTGGGTGATACTCAGGGAAACAATGTGCGGGGTTTAGTGGGATGATGCGAGTCTTACCACTGTGGATAACCCCTAGCGAATCCTCCCAAGGCTCCTCGTAAGCAACCTTGACAAAACAGTCTCCGGAAACACCGGCCAACTGCCCCATTTCCCAAAGTAATTTCTGCTTATTGTTATCTACTTCCCAAACCTTTTGTAGAAGGTGCGGAATGATAGCACCATTTGCCTCTGGCACTTTGAACTGCACTCCGCGTCCAAAACAGAAGTTGGTGATGTAGTCAGACATAGTACGGACGTAGTTCAAGTAAATGTTCTGATCGCCCATCTCACGACGGTGAGACCAATGGTGACCTAGATACCAAGCCCAACATGCAGAGTAACGGTTTAGTCGGGGGCCGTGAACCTCAAACTCTTCGTCAGCCAGTTCAACCAAGCCAAGGGGAGAGATAGCAACGGTTAGGTCGCTTGAACTAGCCCTATAACTTGGAGACCAAAAATCAACTGGCACTATGTGCTCCCGTCAGACGTACGTACACAATAAAGACTAGCAGATTACTTTCCGCTCTTTTTCTTCTTTGCGGCGTTCATATTATCAACTAGGTTCGGGTAAGGTCGCCCCGCTTTCTTAGCGGAAGCCTTGGCTTTGGCCTTTTGGGAAGGCGTCAACTTCTTGTCAGACTTTGTTGGGTCCTTCTTATCCCATACCTTTTTCTCAGCCATTACTTCTTACCTCGGTTACGGGCACGGTTTTTGCTGGAGTCTTCGGCAACGATCTTTCCATCTTTGGTGTGGGACATGTCTTTACCACCCTTACCATCGATACCACGATCACGACGCTCCTGCTTCAACTCGGTGCGCTTCTTGACCTGCTCGGGCTTCTTATTGAACTCTTTGTCCGTCTCCGCCTTCTTCTTGCGGGCGTCAGGATTGTCCCTGTAGTACTGAGCGGTCTTCTTTGGGTTAGCAGTCTTACGAGGGGCCATCACCACTTCTCCTTGTCAGCCCAATATGCGGCACTCATCTTGCCCTTCTTAATGTTGGCACTGTGGCGGGCCTTGAAAGAGGCGCGCTTCTTCTTCATCGCCTCTGACTCACCGGACTTAGGTTTGCCAGCGGTCTTGGCACCCTGCTCACCGAAGCGGATCAACTTGACCTGATCGCCCTCCTTGGCAAGAACAGCATGTGACTTGGTGGCGTGACCGGGGGTCTTCTTGGGTTTGTTGTACCCCTCAAAAGTGATACCACCTCGGGTGTACTTGGATTTACTGTCTTTCTTCTCAGCCATGGCTTCTCCTATAGAGAGGTGTTAGTCACCTTTTCGATTACCTTGTTGTCCTTAGTATACCCACCGCAAGCCTTGCACTGCATGATGCGGTACTTACCGGTGCGTGTCATGTAGTAACGATTAACTACTAGATCGTCGTGCCCGCAGCGAGGACATCCATCAAGATCTCCTCCGTACAAGCCTTGATGTGGATGGTTCTTAATCCAAGGAAGAAGACGTTCATACACCTTCTCGGTAAGTACAACGTCCTGCATGTTGTACTTCTTCATGGTGGCCCATGACTTCTTGTCGTCCTTCATACACCCGAGCCACAGGTCGAACCCGTCGTGCTGGAGTTTGGAACCGATACCCAGTTCAACAGAAACGTGTTGAAGTTTGTTGGAGGTGAATCTGAACCTCTGCTTTACCACAGATAACAGGTCGATGTCCGTGTAGAAAGAGGGAGGAGGCATACCTGCCAGAACAAACTCCCTGTTGAGGTGCTTCATGTCAAAAGACTTACTGTTGTAGCCAACGACAACATCAGCCTCATCCAACATGTCCCAAGCCCGCTTAACCATAACGTCGTGACCGTCGTGGTGATCACTAGCAAAGTGGACTTTCTTATCCCCGTACCATTTCGCGGCCCAAGAGATAACAGTACCGAACTCTTCAACTTGGTTGAGTCCTACGTTCTGATCCCAGAGACCCCAAACGTAAGCAAGGCTTGGTCTCGTCTCAATATCGATGGTCAAAATCTTTATGCCCAAGTGAGTACCTCCTTAAGATACTTACCGGCAGCGGACCATCCCCTCTTTGAAGCAATCAGTCCTCTTTCGGCGGCGAGTACCAGTGTAACCAATTGTGCCATACAAAGCAATAGGGGTGGGTACATCGTCGGTGCCAGTCACTCCATCTACAACGTCGGTTGGGGTACCGGAGTCAGATGAAGGTGTACCAGACGACGCCCCATCCCCTGATGCAGCGCTGGAACCTGTAGAGGTCAATCTGAGACGCGAACCGCGTTCGGGCGGTTCATACGTCCACCAGTGTTGTACTCCATCTCAAAGGTTGGCATACCATCACCGGCAACTGAGCCCTGAACGAACTCAGAGAGAACTGCTGGAGCCTCAATCCAAGCAGCCGAACCAACGTGGGCACGCTCTGCCATGGTCTGTTCTGGGTACTTGTAAAACATCTCACGATTGTTGTGGTTTTGACGCATCGGTGAAGAAGTGGTGTCCATGTAGGCACCTTGCTGGAAGTCACGCGGCACGTCAGTGTCGGTGGCAACGCCTTCCTCAAAACGAAGAGGCCCGCTGTTCATTGGGATACTCGGTGCCACAGTGCGCTCAAAAACGTTACGCATGGACTCCGGGTAAGGGTTCTGCGGGGCGATGGTCGGGTTCATGTCCATAAGAGGGTTCCTCCGTGCTTTATCGGATACTTAGATAGTAACACTATCCATAGGTATGGTTTGGTCGTTTTTGTCGTTTTCGTGCAACCTGTTTTTAGACGATTATCCCCATAGTACCACCTACTCGAAGAAAGGTGAGTCGTAAACAGATACTGAAGGCATGACGTCCTGCACTGTCATAGCGCAAGCGATTGCCAAAGAATCTGGATAGTCGTCAAACGCCCCCCGCTCATCAGGAGCGGCGGCTAACAAGTATGGTCCACGGTTTACCTTTTCCAACTCGGACATCTGCTGGTTGAACTTACGCCAGCGCTTGGTGCGCCTAGCCTTGCTGTGGCCGGGTACGATCAACTGATCACGCTGTATTAACTGCGTGAGATGTGTCCACCTATCGTTCTGAGTCTTCACGTCAGATGAAACAGAGACTACTTCTATGTCTGGAAGTAGAATCTGTAGACGTTCTGCTACCGCTCCACCTACACCCTGAGCATCTACACCAATGCGGTACACGTCGTAGTTGCGTAGGAAGTCGATGATCTCAAAGTACTGATTTTCCCACTCAACATTGTTAATTTCGTGCCAATTCAAAACTCGGTGCTCGTAGAAACCAAATGGGTCAGGATGATCCCAGTCCACCCACACAGGGGTCACGACCGTACTGTCGTTTGTACGAGCGACGTCAATCCCTACAACGATGGGGGTCTTCCACCACTCAGTCACGAGAGGCATACTTGGGTCGTAGATATGTTCCAAACGCTCCTCGGACACGAACATGCCCTTCTCAAGCATCCACCTGTTGCAGTACGACATCTGGAACTCGTCGGAGTCTTCTCCAATACGCAACTTCTCTTTTGAGATGAATGCTTCGTAGTTCGTGTTGTACTTAGCCGCAGTACGCCAGTCGTACTCGTGATGATGAATCTTGTGGGTGCGGCTGTTGATGTCACGGCGCTTGTTGTACTGAATCGCTTGGTAGAAGTACGACTTATACCTCTGGGCAGTACCGCCTAGTACGACTGTACCGTTGTTCCACGCAAGCATCGGCTTGATCGACTTAGTGATCATTGTCTCGTCGGCTTCCTGAGCCTCATCGATAAAAGCGAAGTGATAGGTCTTCGACTCAATCTTGGCCTTGGGGTTACAGGTTTGCATACGACAGAGAGAGCCTGACTTCTTGAGAGTGATCACCTTACCCTTACCTCGGGAGCCGCCAGCAGTAGCCTTGTCATCGATCTCTGGGTCAAGCAGGTATGTCATGGCGTGGTCACTTGTCAACTTACTAACTACGCGCCCAAACACTGTATCTGCCTGATCCTCAGTAGGGGCGAACACCCCAACTAGAAACCCCTTTTCAAATTTGCCTAGCCATGTCGGGTACACGTTGGCCAACCGTGGAAGAATGACCATAAGTCCAGCAATGACATTCGCTATAACTTCAGACTTCCCGCTCTGACGGGTTGCGATTAGCGTCTTCTCCTCACCGTCGCCTAGCACTACGGACTCAACGATGCTGTAGGCAATCGGGGTCTGGTAAGGAAACAACTCGGTGTCGCAGAATGCCTGAATAAAAAGAAGCAACTTCATGACGAGGTCATCGACAAACTCTGCGGACGTCTCGTCTATGGGCTCGTCCGTATCAATGAGAGCATCTTCGTACTCTGGCTCTACGTAGGTCTCACTCATGGGACCTACTCTCAACCGAGGACCACATTGCTACTAACGCGTCTACACAAGTAGTGACCTCGGCAGTAGGGGCGTCGTTGTACCGCCAATCGTCCAGAGCAGCGTGTAGAGACATGACTATGGATTCCATGTAAGCACCGGACTGCTCGTTAGATACCTTGTTGGCTCTGCGCAGGTAGTCCGGATTGATACGTCTAGATACTTCAAATCCCATTTAGTTCCAATCTCTAATCGACTTTGCTTCTTCTGGTAAGTAACGCCCGCCCAACTGGGAGAGCAGGTCATTGTTTTTCCTAGTCAGTACGCCAACTTGGAAAGTGTACTTTCCAAATCTGATTTGATAACCAGAACCGTTCCACCATGGTTCTGCTGTTTGTCGCATGAATGCCTTACAGAAAAACTTATCAGTGGAGGGCACGTTCCGGGTAATCCAGTAGATGCGTAAGATCTGTACATACTGCAACTTATTCATAGTGTCCCTGAATAAGAAGTACAGCATAATCGCTACAACTGCTAGTGCTACTAAATAAAACATCTACACTCCTGCGTAGTCGTCGTGTCCTTCAAAGTACTTTAGTTCGTCTGAACCAATTGAGTTACGATCACCATAGTTGTTTAGAACGTTGTTCACGTACTGACCATGTGAACCTGTTCCTAAAAACGCTTCGTAATCTTCTACAGATACGTTCCTGTAAACCCATGCCGGTTTACCGTTGCTCCAAGCCATCAACAAATTCTTGGTAGTAAAGTCGTACCTTACCGCCTTACACCTACTAGATTCAACACTGATCCAAGGAGACCAGTCGCGATCACGTGACGGCTCCTCGTACTCCTCTTCGTAGTCTTCGTATACAGGCTCTGTGGGAGCAGGCGGATAGTAGTCCGGCTCTGGTCTTTTAGCGAACTTACCTTTTACACGGTAGTTGTAACGCCCAGTCTTAGGATCGTAAAAGTAAGACTCGTCCCTAATGTAATAAGGATTGTCGTACTCAGGAACTTGGCTCATTGGTCAAGGTGCCACGTAATGTGGTCGTCCATCCGCTTGTCGATCTTGCCTACTTTTTCGTCAATCTGCTTAAGTAGGTCACTGTTGCGGGCGTGGTCTCGGTTGTTCTCTCTACGGGTCTTCTCAATGAGAGCAACAATGATGCCTCCGGGGCCGAGGACCAAAGCCAATATTCCAAGCAAGTCACTGCTCATGCCCGAACCACCAAAGCCGTTGGGTTATCGTCACTGTCCATTGGGGTAAGATTGTCGTACTCCATAACCAACAACTTACCGTAGACAACTAGGTTCTCCGACAACGGTGAAGAAGTGAGTAATGCAGAACGGCTGACAGTGGCTACACAATCCCAGTCGTACTCCCCGACAGCAAGCCACTCTGTGTTATTGGGCGTCAACGTTAGAAGAACGCCCCCTTCTGAGGTGATCTCAACTGGGATCACGTAATTAGTGTCACCGACTTTGACGGTGGCCGCTGCCTCCGTAGGTACCCGCTTGCGTCGGGTCCGCTTGTCCTTGAGGATTATGAGCCTCTCCCACACTTCACCACGGTACACGTGGTAATCTATTTTCGCCTTACTCATCGGCTACCTCCAAGCGCGGGGGCCAGTGTCAACTAGGTACGTACGGAACCAGTGTAGCATTGTGGATAACTTTCATACCCCCCTTGACAGCGTCGTTATAATGGAAACTTATAAGGGGAAAGAGAGAAGTTGGTATAGGTACTCCGCCCCCGTAGGGGGCGTTGGGGACCGAAGGGCCCCCTTCCAGTACCCGACGTCGCCTACGGCGACGGATTCCAGTACAAGGAGAAAATAGGTTTTATGATAAATCACGTTAACGTCGGCATCTACACCGTTCAGGAAGGCGATACTCCTCAGAGTGTTGCCAAACTGGTGTACAACGATGTTCGTTTATACACCTCCCTGCTCAAGGACAACCCAGAATCAGCATGGTCTGCTGGAATGCAGATTGAAGTACGCAATAAGCAGGGGCGCACCACCGAAGTTCGTCCCGAAGAAGATGTAATTGATATCATCCGCAGGATGTACAGTAATCAACCAGTACACCTTTACATTGACCGTTTTTACGAATGGAACGGTGGCAAGGGCTACGCTCCAGAAGCGGGCGATATTGTGTACGTACCAGAGCGATAAGTACCCCTGTTGACATCTATCCTACTTATTAGGTACACTGGTTGTTGTGAAGGACCTAACCTACAGGCACGATGATCTCTTAGAAGAAGTTATCTACCGACTCACTTCGCTAAAAGAAAGAGAGTGGATGGATAGAGCGGCTTGTAAGGGAATGGACCCTAACCTGTTCTTTCCAGAACGAGGAGATATCAAAGGCGTCAACAAAGCCATTGAGATATGTAACTCGTGCCCAGTCAAGGCAGAATGCCGAGAGTACGGAGACACGGAGACCGTAGGCATCTGGGGCGGTGCCTCTACCAAGCGTCGCAAGGTAGAAAGACGACAGTCCGCTGTCTAGAGCCCAAACAGGTCGTTAAACTGCTGCCCGAGTTTAACGGATTCCTGTGCCTTTCCAATGTTTCCCTGTATCTTAGGTCCGTAGTGAGCGTCAAGGATCTTGAACTGTTCTGCTGCACTGGCTGTACCCGGAATCATACGCGCTACTGGTGAGGTCTGAGAGAGACTACTGCTAGGTGTTGCGCTTTCGATTTCTTTTGAGATTCTCTCTTGACGTTGCTCTACAGTGCCCAATTTCGCCCTATTGTTTGGGCTCATCGGTCTATCTAGCAGTGCTTTTACGTCGTCTTCGTGGTACATCCCACGACGCCCTGACCGTTTACCCTCCGCATCGACAGCCCCTATGATATACCTAGGAGTTAGTTCTCCTCTTTTGTGCCAAGAGGATATCTGCGTAGGGTTAAAACCTGTTCTAGCAGTAACTTCAGCAGCATCTATGAGCCCTTCTGGTGCGTCTCCTCTTGCACCAACCTCAACGTCAGGAAACAGGTCAACGAGTGTACGCCTACTTTTCTTCTCTGGTTCTCCTGTGGGCGGTGTTAGTTCCTCAGCCATGAGTTTCTCCGACTTCCATAGTTCCTATAACGGTTATCTCCTCAACCATATCATCTGGTATGTGTATTACGTGGTCAACCAGACCATCTGCATAACTTTGGCACACGCTAACATGCTGAGGCTTAACACCAGTAATGGATATGCCGACACTCGTAACTATGAACGGCTCAGGTTCAATATCTGACTCGTCTAACCAGCCGGTAGAGAAGTCGGCATGAGCGTCTCGCCACTTAACTACTACGAGAGTCTTTAGTTGTTTGTCGCTCTTCTTCATAGTCCCACTCCTCCTTGTTGGGACCATCGTACTTCTTGGAGGGGATGGTCTGTGCCCGTAACCGCTGTTCCATGGCAATTTGCCTTTCTTCAGCAGTCCAGCGATTACGGACACGTCTCATCACTTAATGGGGCAGGCCCCGCCTGCGCACTCTCCAAAGTCCACATCCTCAGACACTGCGGTCTGTACCAGAGGAACATCGAAGTTGATGTTGGCGAGCATCTTGTTGTAGGTCTCTTCGTCACACTCCTCATACGGGGCGAGTGGGAAGTTGTGGTCTGAGTGCAAAAGGAACGACACAGACTTCAAGCCCTTGTCGTAGTTCTTGCACAACCACTCCTTGATGGAGTCCAACTCATCCATGCGGTAGTAGACGGTGACTGAGACGGCGTTGTCGGCCCACTCAGTCTGCATCTTCTTGACCCACTCCATCTGCTCTACTGCGGTCATGTCCTTAGCGAGGACAGAGCCCTCAGGTGACTCGCAGGGGAACTCCACGACATAACTGGAGCGGTCTTCACGACCATCCAGACCACGGTCGAACTGGATCTTGTAGCCACGCTTACGACAAGCGTCGACCAACGGGTCAGTCGACCGGAAGCGAACACGGCGGATGTAGTGCCGTGCGTATGCGGGGTGGACGCCCGGAGTTACACCGGGAAGAAGAGCAAGAGTACCTGAAGGCTGCACCGTGGTGAGGCGCACGCTGGCTGGGAGACCTTGCTCCTTGGAGTACTGCTCGTCAAGATGGCTCAGGTATTCGTACGTGGGTGAGAGCCACGACAACTGATCCTCACTGCACTGAAGAACACCAGTCACGCTCTGACCGAGGCGAGCGTTCTTATTGACGATCTTTGTGGTCTTCTCATACGGGTATTCAAGCCGTGTGATCTGCTTCTGGGTCAAGTACAGGAGGCGGCTTACCTCCATCATCTGCTCCAACGATTCAATGTTCGGGAGGAAGATGGTGGCGAGGTTACATGACTCACCGTCACCTAGAGCAATCTCGGCGCACGGGTTGTATCCCTCAATAGTGTTGTCGGCCTTGCGCTCTCCGAGACGCCCGTACTGACGAGCCAACTTACGGTTCAACAGACCGTACGGCTCACCGCTACCGTCGTAGCCCTTCCATAATTCAGGGAGGATCTCCTCATAGGAGTCGGCGTAGATGCTGTTGTTGGAGTTGGCACGCCATGCGGGGACGTTGCCGCTACCCCAGTTCTTCGCACGGAGGAACAGGATGTCGTCTGGGTCACCGATAGCGATCTGTGCGGAGCGACGGCTTGAACCTGACACAACGACGCGCCCGATGATGTTGCAGATGTCCAACACGTCGATGGAGCGCAACTTCTTGCCGACACGACCATCCATCACCCTACAGATGTCTTCGATACCATCGATGAGAGCCTGCGGTCCAGATGCAGTACCACCAAAGGTCTTGAGAGGAGCGCCGTACTCGCGGATGAGGGCGGTGCTGTAGGTGAACGACTTACCAGTTTCAAAGTACGACTTCAGCACGCTGTGCAGGAGACGGCTCCAACCCTTACGGCTGTCAGGAACGATGATGTCAGCATCGTGAGTCTTCTCGTGGGTGATCTCCACACCGGACTTGATCTTCGGCAATTCGTGAATCTTGGCACGCTCCACGGAGAAACCAACGCCCCCACCAAGCATGAGCATGTCAAAGAGGAACTCAAAGTCTTCGATCTTCTCAATGTTGACGAAGTAACAGTTGTTCAGTGATGCCCCATTCAACTGCTGGACGAGGGGAGTACCCAACTGCCAGAGCGCACGACCGCTCATGGAGCAGCGCAGGTTGAACATGTGGTCAAACAACTTCTCGGCCTCGTCCTGCGTGTATGGGGCACCAATCTCAATGGCACCGTTGATCACACGCTGGATGGTCTCAGGCCATGTCTCGTTCTCACCGTTGTCCTTCTTACGGCTGTAGGTGCGGAGGAACACCACCTCTCCCATGCCGCCAAAACCCCAAGGGGGTGTAAGTCCGTTATACATAGAAACAAAGTCATCATCAATATGTGCCATTGCACGCATCCTCCGTAGATAAGCAAACCCCCTCCTTGTGAGGGGGATTCGTCCATCCTACTGCGCGGTGTCAATGGGGGACTTACTACCGGTTGTGGTTTTTGTGACAATTTTGTTCCGATAACACAACACTGAGTGTTTACGTAAGAAATAAATGGCCACGCGCCTACTACGTTAAAGAACCTTCAGTCCTGCTCTTCCTTAGGAAGCACGACGACTACCCATGACTTGGTACCGTCTGCGTTTTCTCTCCAGTATCCTCGTGTCTTAGTCATGTCACGAGAACGAGCGGGCAGTGCTGACGACCGCCCGATCTTTGTCTTTCTCTTCTTGCGACAATTGAGCGTATGGGAGTTTTTGACCCTCTTCTGCCCACTCACTGTTGCGGCTCAACCAATCCTGATGTACAACGTCGGCAATAGCGTCGTCGTCACCGGTTGGGTTAGAGTGGATAGACTTAACGACGCCTTCAGCAGCGGCCATGTTTTCTGCCTGCCACTTCGGTGGGAGATCCTTAAATGCGGTGTTGGCAATGTCTACCTGCCCCCCGCTGCCGTCATCTTTCATGCGGGGGTCATACGAACCATCGTCCAAACGACGAGGGGCGCGCCAAGCGTCGTGTAAGTCAGATGCAATGTCTACTGCTGGTCGTGTGATGTTGTTGAACTGCGGTCCTAGAGCCATTTCACGTTCCTCCGAACTGGTCTTTCTGTAACTTACCGGTATATTTAGGGTTACGAGCCATCATTTTCTGGTACCAAGGCTCATTATGTAGCCAATTTATGACATTTTCCTTGTGCTGAGCCTCAAATAGAGGTCCGTCGCCCATTTTTTCAGGAAACGCATTATTTTTAGCCGCCCACTCGCCGTGTTCTTCCCACAAATCGTTGTCGTTCATCAGTAATTAACCCCTTATACAACGCTGTTGTTGTTGGCTTTTAGGTAAGCAGCGTCAGAATCTGCTTTTGCTTG